CGTTAGAGTATACAGTTGCCATGATTCAGGTCTCCTTATGCTGATTCGTCACAGTCGATCTGAACAACCTTCTCTTCCTCCATCCGAGTCGCCCCGAATGTTGCACAGTAGTAAACCTGTGTTGAGTAAGATTTGTCGGCACGTTCATCGATCTTGGCCATAACATCTTTGCCCACTGCGAGCTTGATGCCGTCTTCTGCCCATGCAAAGCATGAACGGATGTTGCCAGACTTAGCCAAACGTGTTGTGACATGGAAGGTGAACCCGAGGAACTGGTTGATCTCACCCTGTACAAGAGCTTTGATCGTATTGTAATCAGAGCTTGTAACAGTTGTATTGTTCAACAGAGCCTCAATCTGGTCAGGGCCTACTGCAATATGACGAGTGATTGATGGATCGACAGAAGCCAGGTCCAAAATCTTTTTCGTCTGAATGAGTTTAGCCAGAGTCAGATCAGCAGATCCATTTGCGATTTGGTGAGCAGCAAGCATTGTGGTGCTTGTTGCGCCAGACTTACCAGTCTTGGAAGTCCCAGTCGCAGCCGAAATGATTGCATCGTCCATCGCACGACCCATTGCAGCAGCAGCTGCTTGAGCGTAAGTCGATGTTGGATCAATCAACATGCGCACCTTATCAGCGTCATCGATGAGGTCGGCCCACTCGTAAGTGTCCATTGTGACCATCCGACGCGAATGTGGTGTTTCGAGTAATGGAGTGTCCCCATGACGCGAAGTACGCTTAACGGCAGCTACCGCGCCTACTTGGTCAAAGAACGCCTTTTCGCCAGTAACTGATTCCTCAGATACGGCACCACGCAGCAAAGAACCGCGCTGCTGTGAGAGCAGCTGGACGTTGCTGCTGAACTGCTGCACAAATGCAGTTGTTACTTGAGTAGACATTGTGTCTCTCCTTCAGTCAGCTAAAACAAAGTTTTCGCTACCCCGCACACGCAGGACGATGTTTTTTGCTGCTTATGGTTGCAGCTACCAGCAGGGGCTTTCGCTTATCCTGACTATTGCAGCAAGTTTACTCGCTGCGCAAGAAAGATCAACTATGGATCATTTCCTGGAACTTCAGAGCTTGCTGCACATAGTAGTCATGCTCTGGATGCCGAGCATCCCAGAATGGACTGCCTTGTGAGCGCAGCTCTGCAAGTTTCTCCCTGGCGGCGTCTGGCGTAATGCCACCGCTGGTGCGAACTCCTTCAAGAGTATCTTCACCAACACGCTCCTGGATAAAGTTTCCGACCTCACCCATGAGTCGAATGAAGTCAGGGTTATCGCCTAGTTTCGTCCCATCAGACAGAGTAACCTCCATCAACTCAGGATTACCAAACTGGGTAACAACTCCATGACCTTGCGCCAGGCGATCTTCAAAAGCCTGGCCATATTCTCTACGGAGGTCTGATTCAACCTGGGCAGTGTACTGCTCCAGGTCAACACCCATTGATTGCTCCTGGGAAGAAACAAATTCGTTATAAGACTGGTACAACTTAGCTGCTTGTGTTGCGTTTAAGCCAATGTCATGCGCCATTTGCTTGTACCAGGACGTCATCTCAGGATCGGCTTCAAAGTTTTCTGGCGCTGGAAGCTCATAACCTTCTGCGTCAGCTGGTCTGCCAAGCCTGGCGTATACCTCGTTCCAGTCATCAGGTGTTGCACTTTTGCCTGGAATCGCAATTTTGTCTGCACCGATCATTGATTGCGCATGCACATAACTCTTTGCGAGCGCACCAACATCGTTAATGTGATCTAGGGATTTATGTCCACGAATCTCTTCGGGGATACTTGAGCGCCAATCTCCTACAGACTGAGCTACCTCTTGCTCCATTTCTGGCGCAGAGACTTCAGCTACCTGTTCTTCACTCATCATCAATTACCTCATTTGGTAGGTTGAATGTTTCCATCATGCCTTGAATAAACAGCACAACACTGCGCTGCCCCTCGCGGAAAGCCGTTTCATACGGGTCCGCAGAGAATGTAGGCGAGTGAACGTGGAACCGCATTTCCAGATCATGGAGTACCGTATCCCCATCTGTCTCGCCAAACAGGAAGGCGTAAGCCTCCCGTAAGTCGTTGATTTCTTTTGACATATATTATTGCTGCATCAACTTCATCATTGGCGCAGCAGCTCCCATTGCTTCTGCTGTTTCCATTTGTTCCTGCCTCTGAGCTTCAGCTTGCATTTGTTCTGCGCGCTGCTCCCTAATCTCAGCAACCTGCTGCTCACCGCGAATAGTGGTAGCTGGTACAGAAAGTGTCTGCATCAGATACTTGGCTAAACCGTCAGCATCGATGTAATCAATAACAGATTGGTCAATTTGGGCAAGTGGTCCCATCAATTCAAACAAACGCATGGCTGCCTGGATATCTCCAGACTTCTGCGCTTTCGCAAGTGGTGAGACATACTCGATCTCAATGCCAGTGTTCTTCATAAAGTCAGGCGCAGCTGCAAATAATCGGTCCCTGGTCATCAGGTTATATGAACGATTGATTAGCGGCTGCAATAATTCTGCCTGGAGTCTACCCAGGACAGGACCTAACAACCGCATTTTCTCTTCAGTGCGCTGCATAACTTCTGTCGCAGTCATCTGAGGACCCTGCGAAAGTATTAGTTGATCGACGTAAAACGCAGATTGAATTGCTTTTCTGCGCTGCTCTTCCATATTCAAGCCGAGCGGCGTATTCGCGCCGATAGTTAATGGCTCAATCTTATCTCTGGTACCTGATCGATAGAAGTTGAGGCCGCCAGGAACAGTGCGGATTGGCAACATAAAGCCGTCATCCGGAACCATTAGTGGTGGATCAACCTGCTTTTGCGCAGAACGAATGGTCACTTCAGACATTTTGTTCAGCATTTTGATGTCTGGCAGCGCTGTCATCGCTGGAGAACGGCCATAACCAATCTCAAATGAAGCTTTCAAGAACCGTGGTGCAACGTATGGGAACTCATCGAAGCCTGATTCGCTCAAGATTGTGCGACTATCTGGGTCCAGGTACACAGAAGCAAATGGTTTGTTTTCTGAGTTGACCTTGATAACGTCACGCTCGTGGCGCGGATATACCGCATGCACCAGGGTAATCATCTCATACGGGTTCTGTTCCGCTTTTTTCTGGATTTTACTGTCTACCTGATCACCAAAACGGTCGATAACCGCCCTGGCTGGCATCTTAAATCGACGGAATACAGTGTCTACACGGCCATTTGAGTCCTCAGAAAGGAACACTTCAGAGCAATGCCTGGTCTGGAAGCGCAGCGTATACTCCGGGTCCTTCTCAATAAACATGACTCCGGTGCCGAAACAGATCAAATCATGGTACAGCTCGTGGACTTGTTCCTGGAAGTTGGACCGATTGAACGCCTGGTACATGACATCTTCGACAGATTCCAGCCATTCTTTGGCTTCATCGTTCATATCCAGCTCTTTATCGCGGAAACGCAGCGAGAACCAGCGAACACTAGAGTTAGTCAACATGCCATGCAGCGAAGCTGATAACAGTTCGGCAGCATGGATTGCCGTACCATCGAAGACCAGCTCAGTACGCTTGTCGCCCTGGGTACGCTTTTTCGTAATGTCCGCCTTACGGGGGACCACATAATCAGCAATTTCCTGCCAGTGTGATTCCCACACTTGGCGCTGATTCTCTAAAGACCCCAAGCGTTTCAGCAGCTGGGTAGCCAGGACGTCAGCCATGTTAGCCTCCTAAAAGACTCTTTTTCTCTACTGGTGCAGAACCCATCACGCCACGCGATCCGGTACGGATGCCGCGACGACCGCGACGACGCTGCGCTTGAGTTTGGGTTTCAGCGCCACCAGCTGCAGTCGCAGCTTTTGGCGTTGGCCCAAGACCTGTTGCCTCTTTGATTGTTTGCTGAACCTGAGATTCAGCAGCAGCAATTACTTCTTTTGGCGCTCCAGCAAATGTGTCTGGCCTTTGGGATTGAGCTAGGCCGCCACCAGACCTCACAGCTCTCAAAGGATCATTAGCAACCTTTAAAACATCTTTGACTATTGGCGTTTGTTCCGCCACTTTGACGATTGGAGCTGCCACTTTCTTAACAGCTTTTCGAATGGTTCTAGTTACTCCACCCATATCTACCTCCAGATAAATGGCAGTTCTAACAATACGCTGCCATCAGGCTGCGCCTTTCCTCCGATCCTTTCCAGGATCTCGCTACTCTCGTTTTCCGCCAGGACTGCATTGCAGCCTAGCGCATAACACGCAGGAAACAGCGTGTTAATCATTGTCCTGGAGAAAAACCTCTTCCGATACTCAGGAACGATACTGATGTGTACGATCCAGGTATGCGGGTCTTCCTCCCACTGATAAAACCATATATAGCCAGCAATATACTCCCCAGAGAAGCAAACGAACACCGCAGCGTATTTAAGTATGTCCGCGTGGTCCCGGAGAAATTCATAGTCCGTTTCCTCTAAATGCGAGTACAACTCTTCCCTGGCAGCATCCTGGTCACCGAGAATTGGTCGTATCACTTGATCTCGCCATCAACGATGAATACTCAAGAGGCGCTTCCTGGGTCACGCCCCTGGCACTTGTCTGAATTGTCTTGCGCCTGGACATCCGTTTTGGGTCACGCATCCTTTTCAGCATGTCAGATGATGCGGTCGCCTCAACTGGCTTAACCGGAGTCACTGGTGGAGCTGGTGGCAGCGCTGGTGCCTGGGGGACATTCCCGCCGCCAAACAGGCCGCCGACTAACTTGCCAACACCTCTTACAACATTTCCAACAACCTTACCCATAAGTCACTGCTCCTAGTGGGTTGTAGTTTGAGTCCGCTATCGCTTGTGGCGGACGCTCAAAACCTCTGTTTTCTTTCAAACCGACAGCCAGGTAACGCCAGGCATCGGCAGCATGCGAACTCCAGTCGTGTACCGGGGTCGCCCGGAAACTCCTGGTCTTCTGATTGTACGCCCGGTGATACTGGCGTAAACACTCCAGTCCATCCTTGCATAGCACACGATCAAACCAGCAGCGACTAATCAACAGCTGCGCTGCATGAATCCCATCTTCCACTGGCAACTTTGGCACAACCCGGAAGTTGATCCCAAGATCATACGCAATCTCTCTCCTAGACTTTCCGCTGCCAAGTTCCCGGACCTCAATATCATGCGGCGCATTATGGGTACCGTAGATGTACCCCTTCTGCTGCAGGACCTCTTTGTAATGCGGCAATCCTTCATTCCGGTTTTCGTAGAAATCAATTACATGGATGGACCGCCCAATCGTTTGGGTAAACCAGATCGCGGTACTATCCCCAACTCCCAGGTCCCACCAGGTATCTACCAGGGCAGCAGAATCATACGGCACATCAGTGATGCGCCCCTTTTCTGAAACCTCTTGCAGCTCCTTCCCGTAAATTGCACCTGGCACATTGGCAACCCAGGAACACTCAAACTCTTGCTCAAACTGATCTGGCGACATCATCGCCCTGGCTGCACCTAATTCCTCGTCGTCCAGGATTCCAGTCTCACTCGCCTTATATACCTTGGTGTACCAATCATCTTGTGCCTGGGCAGCCTCAAACAGCTCGTAGAAAGCGTTATGACCCTTTGGCGTACCGATGAACAACGCCCAACCCTTCCGGTCCGACAGAGCTGGTCTGATGACTTCTGGGAACAAACTTTCTGGCATATCCGCCATTTCGTCCAGGACTGCACCATCCAGGTAGATTCCCCGTAGGCTATCTGGGTTCTCTGCACCGAGTAACTGAATCCTGCTGCCATTTGGTAGATCACAACGTAATTCAGTCTCGTGGAACCTAACCATCGGGATTGCACCCGCAAACTGCTTCAAATAATCCCAGGCGACGTTCTTTGCCTGGCGATAAGTAGGTGCAATGTACGCATACCGTGGATTCGTTTTGTCACTGAGGATTGCATCGCGCAGCAAATGGTTAATCGCCATGACTGTCTTGCCAAAGCGACGATGGCACACCACAACGCCCCAGCGCTTCACAGAGAGCTGCTTGTGCAAGTCAGCTTGCATAGACCTTGGTGTGTAGGGGATGCGGATCTCAGTCACGATGCAAGACACTCCCTAACCCCTATATTACAGCATGACAGCGGCACACTGGTTTTTGGGGTGGGTAGGGGTCCGGATTCCAGAAAAACCGCCTGGTCAGCATTTAACATAATACCCGTTATGCGACAAACGACCTGGCTCCGCCTGGTTTCGCCAGGATTCACCAGGCTTCGTGCGCGCGAACACTGCCACACTGCGCTCATTCGGTCGATCAACAGCAGCAATGCCAGGTTAATCCATTCCTTTATATAAAGCGCAGCATCGGTCTGAATCCAGCGCCATGCCTGGTTACTTAGCCACACTGCTAAGCATTGCTCCTGGAGCTTCTCTGTGCGTCTCAGCGCTAAAAGCTGCCAGGCTGCGCTGTACCTTATATGTACCTGGCTTGTCACTCCTCGCCCCATTTCAGCGTAATTGTTCCCTGGACCTTCGAGTCCTGGTCAGCTGCCTTGTTCCGAATACCGAGTGGCTGCAGCTGCCTAACGTACTTATCTTTCTGTTCAACCTCCAGGCGTCGCCTTCCGACTTCAGCCTGGGCAAGCTTTGGATCGTCCGGTAGCGGAGCTTCGATGATCTCAATGATCTCGTCGCGCAGCATCTCTGCCTGGATCGCCCTGGCTTTCCGATACTCATCGTGAGCTTCATCATCTTCCTGGATATGTCGCAGCACTGTGCGCCAGGAAGGAAGCGTTTCGTCCTGGCCACAGATCTTCATCAAGCTGCGCCCTTCTGCCAGCTGTTCGCAAATCGTCTTGAACTGCTGCTTTGTAACTCTTGGTCTCCTGGGCATTGCATCTTCTCCCAAACGCCTTGCTGCGTACTGTACCAAACTTTTTTTGACATAAGGTATTGACCAATTTGGTCACATATGAGATAAGACAAATGTGTTTGTAATTTTGGAGGTTTGAGATGGTGTTCGGGTTTGAAAGTTTTCAGGTTCGGATCGACAGCGAGAGCGCTGCTCGTGACGCCATTGTTGCCTTGGGCTTCGGTGATGTGGATTGCGGTTGCGATGAGATGGAACGGTTGATCCGCATGATCGAAGGCTTGGATGACTTGGCCGCTCGGGAAGAGTTGATGACTGAGTGGGCCTACGAATTGAGCGCCTACGAAATTTACTGCGGCTGCTGCCGCTTTGCTGCTCGGTATGGAGGGTAACGTGAAAGAGTTTGAGAAGTTGATCGAGTTAGCCAGGCATTACAACCGCCACGGCAAATGGCGCGCTGCTCGCAAGATCTGCGAAGCGCTCCACCGCAATGCTCCCGAAGAAATGCGTGATCGGGTTGCGATGTTTGCTCGGGAAATGCCATTCAAGATTCGAATGGATGACAAAACTTTGGATATGTTCTGAGGAGGACACTGATGACTGTTGCTGAAGTAACCGAAAAGCTGGCGATTATCGAGGCTGCTGCTGCAGCCAGGCGCGCCGAGTTCAAGATCAAGTTCATGCTGCTGATGCTGAACACTGGCCGAGAGAAAGAAGCAGCTGCTGCTTGCACTGATGCGCTCAAAGCCCTGGAAGAAATCATCAAACTGGAGGGTAACCATGCCAAAGCGTAAAGCACCTGTTCCCAAGTTCGTCATCACTGAGGCGAGCCTGGCTCCCACCGAGCGCACCATTGGTGCTGCAACAACCAGGCGTATGGCTGAGAAGATCGCAGCGAAGTATGACTTCGACTGCAACATCTACGAGCGAGGCGTCGACAAATTCAACCTGATTCCGATGGAGGAAGTATGACTGACCTAGAACGTAACATCCTGGGGATGCTGATCTGTGACAACGACGGCATCTATGACCCGCTGATTGATCGAGTGCGTACTGTGGTGATCGAAGCTGCAGCTGATCGCCATCCCCTGGAAAACTTCCCACGCATGGCTGCAAGCTACCGAGTCAGCCATGCCCTGGAGAAAGCAATGCTTGCCTGGTGCGAGGAAGCCAAGGATCGCTATGGCTACGAGAAGCTGCCCTGGTTAGCTGTCGTTCACGAGATCCTTTACAAGGCTTGCTACCACAAGCTGGTCAACTGGAATGAGCTAGCGGATGCGCTGCTTAAGCACTTCAAAGACGACATCGAATACTACGAGCGCAATGTCAAAGAGGAGAACTGGGCATGACAACATCATACGAAATTCGAGTTGCTGGTTGCTCTCTGGGCTATGTCGATAGCCTGGAGGAAGCAAACGAGTGCAAGGAAAAGCTGGAGTGTATCGTGATCGGCACTGTCGAGATCGTAGAAGCTGATCCTGGCATGTTTTTCCCGGAGGAGGAGTCGAAGGATGCCTGATCTGATTGACTTCGCCAAAGAGCTGCGCGCCAAGCGCGTAGCTGCCGCACTACCTGCCCTGGATCGGTCCATCAAAAAGCTGGACCTGGTAGCAGCTGATTTATTTCCCTGGAACGAAGAGAACAATGGCAGCGCTGAGTTCCTGGACGAGCATCTCTCACACCTGGTGCGCACTGTCGATGATTGTCGAGTCGCAGCCAGGATCGCTCGCAATGCATTAAAACCAAAATAGCTATTGACCAACCTGGTCAAATATGAGATAAGAAAACCTGGTTATAGGAGAAAACATGATGAAAAAAGCGATGAGTCCGGCAGCGATGGTTGCCAAAGAGTTGAAAGCCCGGTTCAAAAAAGAGCTTGGCTTGAAGGTGACCTGGAGTCGCAGCGAATACTACGCTGGTGGCTGCAGCGTCAAGATTGACATTGAGAATCCGCGCCCTGCTGAGTACGCAGCAGCAAAGGCAATGGCTGCCAACTACGAGTGCGGCAACTTCAACGGCATGGAAGACATCTACGAGATCAAGCCAGGCTACGATTTCAACAAGCCGCACTGTGACTATGTGTTCGTGACTCCACGGTACAGCGATGACGTCATGGCTGCTGCCAAAGAATACGCTGCCAAGTATGGCGTGTTGGATGCGAGCTTCCGCGAGCCATGCGCCTGGAAAGCGTTGACTTTGGATCGGTTCTGGGAGTTCTACGACTACGGATACAAGAGCGTGTTAGAAGCAAAGATGGCTGGCGATGATGCTGCTGCGGACAAGATGTTCGACAAAGCCAAAGCTGGCGAAGTGATTCGATTGGTTTAACTGGAGGGAAAAGTAATGGATATCAAAAAACGAGCAAAGATTATCGCTGCCCTGGTCGAGGCCGGGTACGAAAAAGCAGTGATGACGGACTGGGGCCGAGAGGGCGACCTGGCGTTGAACTGCGAGGTCTGGTGTGGAGACGAGGTTGGAACTGCTGGTGACTATTACGGCTGGGAAGACCCTTGGATGAAAGACATCTTGGACGACTTCGGAGTCAAACTCGACATCGTAAAAATCCTGGATAAGTTCAAAGCCTACACTGAGTGGCACAACCCCGCTGTGTTCATGGTGGTTGCATGATGTTAGGTAAACGAGACATTGCCTTGGCCATTGCAGCCAAGGCCCACGAGGGCGCGGTCGATAAAGCTGGCGCGCCTTACATCTTCCATCCAATGCGAGTCGCTGAAGCTGCGAGTAAAAACGCAGCGCCAGGCACCTGGGACAATCGATACATCGTCGGTGTGCTGCACGATGTCCTGGAAGACAGCGACATCACAGAGACTGAGATCGCTGAAGCCCTGGGTATCGGCCTGGACAGCGACATCATGAACGCGCTGCGAGCGATCACCAAAGAACCAGGCGAGCCGTACCATGAGTTTATCGAGCGCTGCGGACGCAATGAGTTGGCACGAGTCGTCAAGATGCACGACCTCGAAGACAACATGGACCTGGACCGGATACCGAACCCAGGCAAGGCAGACTACAAGCGCGCAGAAAAATACGGAGTCGCGCTGCTTTACTTACGAAACATAGTTGGAACAGGAGTACCATTCTGATGAGTCAAGTCAAAGATATCGCCAGGTACCTGGCAGAACACAAGATCATCACAGCCCTGGAAGCACTCGAAGAGTTTGGCTGCTTCCGACTGGCTGCTCGAATCTATGATATCCGATCAAAGGGTATCGACATCATGGCAGCTGACCTCAAGCTGCCGAACGGTAAACATGTGACTCGCTACATGTGGGTCAACACTGAGCGCAATGCTGCGCTACTGGAGAAACTGTAATGTATTCATCAATCGTCCTGAGCCTTGAGTCCAGGACTGAGCTTCTTTGCAGATACTTCGACATCATCAAACATGACCTCAAGACGTTCGCACCCTGGAACTGTCTTGCTCATCACATGACCATCCGGTTTGGCAGCCCTGAGCTGCCAGACTGGGCATATCCAGATGAAGGCAGCGAACAAGCTCTCCTGGCTACACACTGGGGTATCAGCGACATGGCTATTGCAGTCAAGGTCAGCGGCTACCGATCAGAGAATGAGATCGCGCACATCACTGTCGCGGTCAACACCAAAGCTGGCGGCAAGCCCTGGATGTCGAACGAGATTAACCACTGGATTCCAATGCCAGAACCAATCGAACTGGTAGGAACAGTCACTGGCTGGGAAAAAGTTATCCACAGACATGCTTAGCTAAGCCTATGCTAAGTATATAGAAATGCTAAGAGTGCTAAGCATAGTGCTTAGCATTGCTCCCGCCTTCCTTGAAGCGGAGCGTAATCCTAATTCCAATGTGGGTCAAGCGTTTCTCGCACGATTGAACACCACAAATCAAAACTGATCTGCGCAGCCGAATTGAAATCGAACGAGTCATACGCATCTTTGCCCGGTCCATCCCAATCGACAAAGACCATGATCGGCTGCCGATCCTCTTTTACAATCAAGCAAGGCCGAGCGCCAGCTCGAATTGCCTGGTCCACTGTCTGCTCCCAGAACCTGGTCAAGTCTCCATGTTTGACCTGGGCATACCGTTTACATTCAACAGCCCATCCAGGCACTCCCAGGAGGTCATGGCCGCCTTCCCTGGTCTGGTCCAGGTTGCGCTTGCAATCAAAACCCAGGCAATCCTTAATCAGATTGACCACTTCACGTTCAAAGGCTGCGCCCTTGTTCCTGCTATTAGCCATACTCTCGCTCCAGGTAAAAGTCGTTTGGCTGCACCTCTCCCTGGGAGATCTCAAAGATGCGCAGCATGTAGGTTGGACCGGGGATTCTGAAGTCCGGGTGGTCCATCGGTTGGCACCATCTGCGAACCACACTTGCATGCGATGCGCCGACCAGGGTGGCGAGACCCCGGTATGAATGGCCCTTATTCTTCCGCCAGGTATCAAGTTTCATGCGGTCCACAGTACACCAGGCGCAACTTTGGTCAAGGTTTGCAGCTGCTCGAAATAGAGTGTTGCTTTTCTGGTCACATGTAATAGAATCGGAAATCCCATAACTGAAAATGAGGAATATTTATGAATGAAAGATCAATGGAAACAGCAAATGTACGCAATGGAGGCGGCGATAGAGCAGCACCAGGGGACTACGGAAACCCTGGCTTCTTTGAAAAGTGCCTTCTTGTTTTACGGAGGTCAGTCCGCAGTGTTTTCGTATTACCTAAACAAGGCGCTGGACAATCGGAGGGATATTCGATTGATCTACGAAAGGACTCCGGGGTGGTACACGGAAGTGTGGGTACAGGTAGACGCAATGCGCAGAGAGACCTGAACATTTACTTCGATTACCTGGATGGCTTAGCGCCAAAGTACCTGGCTAAAAAGCATGGCATCACCAGGGGTCGCATCTACCAGATCTTGAAAGAGATCGATAAAGGCGGGGATCGTATTATATGAGCGCTCCAGAATGGGCAGCCAGGCACCACTACTGGCACCACTCCAACCCGCGCAGCAAGCCATTGGCCAAGACGCTTTTTGACAAGGCGCATGTACGGCCTTTGGTACGCAAGGCATGGGATACATACCGGAGTGACTGGGCGACCGACCATGACCGCGAGGATGCGTTACAGACCATCTTGCGTCTAGATCAGTCGATGAATAAATCAAGCAGCGCAAAAATGTTTGCAGGAATCGTAGTCCAGGATGCGTGTGACAAGATACTGCTGCAGAATAAGGACCCAGGTTTTGTCTTTGACCTGGCGCTGCAGAAGTACATGGAGTACGAACCCAGGGATTGGGACAACGGCGTTGATGCGGAAGACTGGAGTAACTGCCAGGGCAAGCTGGTCGATGTCATACGCTGCAGCGTTGAAGGTTTGCGTGAAGCGATGAGTCAGGCCGACAGTGTGTTTGGTGAGACCGATCTCAAAGGATGCTTGCCTGGCAACCAGGTTGAACACTTCAACAAGCCTGACTATGTAGGCTGCGGAGATCTCAAGACCAAGTGGCCGAAGCGCAACACCAGGACAAAGAAAGGATTCTCTGAGGCGTCGCTGCCGAAAGATCTATCAGGCATGTTCGATATGAACAACGTGTACCAGGTTGCTGGCGGCTGGTGGATCAACGGTAAGAAACCTGTCTGGCTGCTTTACTCGAACGGGAACGACTACACAATCCTGAGCGAGAAAAACTGCGAGCAGCTGCAGCCTGAGTACCTGGAGCAAATCGTTGCTGAGACCTCACGCATGCATAAGCTGACTGAGAAGATGCTCAAGGCTTCGGAAACTAAAGAGGAGCTGCTTGAATGGGTAGTGCCTAACTTTGACGACCTGGCCTGGAAGGAGCCGCCTGGCTACCTTGAAGAAGCACGAAGGATTTTCAGGTGATAGTCAACTTCGGTGAGAAAAATAAAACCTGGCAAGATCAGCACACTCCAGAGCAATGGGAAAAGATTTATGCCAGGAGAAAAGAAATAGTGCGGCGGAAAGACGCTGGCGAAACAGCTACATCGATTGCCAAAAGTTTAGGTATATCGAGGGAGCGCGTTCACCAAATCTATTGGAAACAAAAGAGGGGAATTTATGATGCAAACATCAGAAAACTTGACTGAGCTTGGAGCTGCATTGAGCGCGTTCCAGGGCGAAGTCAACAACGTGGCTAAGGATAAAGATGGCCACAACTACAAGTACGCAGATCTTGCTGCAATCTTGCATGAGGTGAGACCGCTGCTTAAAAAGCATGGCTTGTCTGTCATCCAGATGCCTGGTCATTCAAGCACTGGCGTAACTGTATCGACCATGCTGCTGCACTCATCAGGACAATGGGTGATGTCAGAGACGCAGCTGCCGATGGAGACTGCAGCCAGGATGTCAGCAGCGCAGCAAGCTGGTAGCGTGATTACCTACGCTCGACGCTATGCTCTCGCTGCAGCCTTGGGTATTGCCCAGGAAGATGACGATGCTGCGAAGCCTGAGAGCGGCTGGGAAACTGCGAACAAAGTCGTAAAGGCTGCGCAAACAGCAAAGCCAAAACATGACTGGCCTGGTTTCTGTAAGGCAGGAAAAGATAAGATCAAAGTGTTCAGCACTGAAGGTCAGCTGCGCGCCTGGGCAGAAGAGAACGACGATCAGCTGCAGACCCTGGCGGTCCAGGACAATGCGCTGTACCAGGATCTACTGTCAGCGTGGAAGGAGCGCAAGACTTTCCTGGAGAACCATCCGCAACCAGCGGTTACAACAGGCAGCGAGCCTGATCCAAACCCAGCAGATGTACTTGCAGATCTCAAAAAGAAAGCAGGTATATCAGACGAAGAGATTCCATTCTAAGGAGAACCACAATGGCAAAACCACAACTCGGTAACGCAACAGTTACATTCAAAGAAACGATCCTCCCAGCCAAAGAGTACAGGCTGAGCGGATTCCTCCAGTTCAACAACGGTTGGGACGACCAGGCTAACCGCCCGGTGCCAATGACTGCCGACCAGGAAGCAGTCGTTGCTAACATCCACAAGCAGATGCTTGCTGCTGGCATCGAGCTGCAGGTTACGATCCAGGAAAAAGCTGGGGATGACTATCGGAACTGGAAGATTGTCGGACGGCCAAAGCTGCATGTGAATCAACCAGAGCAGCAAGCTGCACCTGCTGCGAGATCAGGAGATTTCTCGTGAGCGCTGGGTCAATGGCTGACACGATCAGGCAATGGTGTAAATCTTTGAAGAGTGAAAACGAATTGAACAAGAGATACACCAGGTCGAAAAGTAAATTTAGTCGTAGCCCTAGATTTAGGGTTGGGGGTAAAATGAAATCCGAGTAGCTCATCGCTATTCATCCTTCACCCCGAAGGACCTGGGCAGCTGTGTTCCCTCGCGGCTGCCCTTTTTTATGCCTTCGATTTGTTTCGATTAGAGATTGCTGCTGCCTTCTTCTTGGCGTCAGCTTTGCTGCTTGCTCCCCAGGCACGAAGCGATAGCAGCAGCCTGGTTGGTTCGCCTTTGCTATCGCGTTCCGGTCCAGGCATGCCGCCCATCCTAGCCAGGAAGCTAGCGCGTCGAGGATTGTCGCCAGACTTTACTGGGGCCTTCAAAGTTCCGCCCTTATAAGACGCCCGGCCCTTGGCATTGAGTCCGCCCTTGGGATTCTTGCCTTCCTTGCGCTGCCAAGCTGGAGACTTAGCCATCTTTCTTGGCCTTAAATCCACCAGCTTTGCGCTTCATCAACGAATAAGTCTTGTCACTGATCGTTGACTTGCTCTTTGGCCTGGATGTCCCAGCCTTTTTCCTGGCGTTGATGTTGTCGTACAGTCCACGCATTACTTCTTCCCCTGCTTCTCCACTTTCTGCAAGGTCCCATAGACATACGCTTTTTTGCGCTCGCCTTTGAGACCCATCTTCGATGCTCGACGCATTAAACTTTCATGCAGCTGCTTCGGCATATCAGATCTCCAGGCTATCCTCAACCATTGCTGTAGCCAGGCGTGTAGCTCGCTGCCCTACCTGGTCTGCCCACCTAGAATCTAACATTTGCGCTGCGCACTCTTCCCAATTCTGTTCTTCAGCAGCTGCGATCATGTTCTTGAAATTTAGGAATCGACTGATGCCCAGGTTAAAAACCATATCAACAAAGATGCGCTGCCTAACTTCGCTCATGTCTCTCCACCACGGGAGGTTGTTGTCCAGTTCCTTCGTCACTCGCAGGATGTCGTTGTCCAGGAGGTACCTGGCTTCGTCTTCGGTGATGCCTAACTCTTCTACGTTGCGCCCGACCCCGAGCGTTATGAATCCTGCACTGCATTGGTAACTCTTTAGCTCCAGTCCTTCGTGTAGTATCAGCTGATCTTTCAGTTTATCTACGTCCATATCCATATACCTCACTTACTTCGTTAACCCCTTTGCTTTCTCAAAAGATCGCATACCACCAAGCCCCAGCATACCGAGAAGTACAGTCATCAGCGAGTCCATATCGAACGCAGGTAACTCAGGTATTTCTGCACCAAACCAAGCAACTCCAAATACAATGAATGGAGCAAGCACAAAGTGATATGCCAGCGCGATTCCGCAGACCCATCCGATGAATGGTCTCCATCCTGCGACGAAGATTGATCGATGCTGGGCTTCTGCCTTGTTGACTTCAACTTGAGCCATAGCTGCTTCATGTGCAGCCTTCTCAGCCATCGTTGCAATCTCGTGAGCCATTGCATTTTTGGCATCCTTATCTTCGACGAACTTATCAAGCAGTCCGGTTACTGGTCCTATCAATGCTTGTATCATTGGTCTTCTCCCTTGTCTTCCGACCACATTTGTCGCACTTGACGACAGGCCGAAATAATAACTTTGATCCGCATCCTGTGTGGTACATCCCCTCTTTAAAGACGTACTCGCAGACTTTCATCAGTCATCCTTTGGCGGAATATTCATAATTCCCCAAATAGCCAAGACCGCTAAAATCAGTGCGGCTACGAATTCCATTAGCTAGCCTTCTTCGATGCGATTGCTGTACTGCCAAAGAAAGCGGATACAAGGACAGCGATTGAGGCGAAATAAGTGGGAGCTATGTCAGCGATCAATCCCGCCGCTGTAGCAAGTCCAAATAGATCACATAGAAAAATACCAAAGGGATACAGCAGTAGGCCAAATAGCGCGAACCACGCCATCTTCCTGATCGAATCACGCTGCGCATCCTCATCTTCCATCTTACGGCGGCGATCCTCCAGTTCAATAACAGCAAGCTCATCCGGATCGAGAACGCCATTCCCGTTCTTGTCATACTTTTCTAGCTCCGTCATACATAGTCCTCCAATAGTACAGCGCCCATGTATATGGACAATTCGTTTTCACCGCTGCTGCTCTTCGCTTCAATCAAGAAGTCTGTCTTTTCACGCACAATGAATGGCACTCGCAGATTAAAGTATACGTCCTGTTGGAAAGTAGATTGCCAGAACCTGTTCTCTACGCCAGTGCTGCTGATGATTGATCCTCGCGCAGTCATATACTTGTTTGGGTTGACCGTCCCAGAGTTGAATGTGACTTGGTGTATATATAGGGATCGCCCGGCAGGGACCGTGTAGAAAGTTGTTTGGTGAGTCCCTAGGTCAGGACCGATATAAGCGTATACGGTCCCAGAGTTGCTGATGGATATTGCGCCAACGTTGACTCCTGCTAATGTCCTGGCTGCGTTGATTCGGTAAAACTGATTTGTTGTCGTCACCGGAGTTGTGCCGCTGAGCTGCACAATATCGTAGATTTCCTCGTAATCCTCATCCAGGCCAGAGATCAGGATTGTTTGAGTATCGTCGGCAGACGTAGAGACGCAGCTCATGGTCAGCGCCTGGCTAGGGTAAACGTACTGACCACCGCCGTTGTTCCAGATTGTTTCGTATGTTGTGCTGACAGCAGGATTGAATCCAAAGAAGTGCAGCAGTTGCGCAGATGAATCGCGCTGCTGTCCAATCTCAAGCATGGCGTCAGGGCTGTTGATCTCTCGCCTAAAGTAAGCCATCAGTTACCTGCCCCGTAAAGATATAAGCCAAAGTAAAAGGGCCACGGCCCCGCCCACCACACCGAGAACAGCAATGCCGACAGCAGTATAAAGAAATCCATTCTGTATGGCCTTTTTCTTAGCCAGTTTGCGAGCCTGTTCACGCTCAATCTCTTTCTTCTTTAGAGCCTTGCGATTTTCCATGAACTTCTGATAGTCATCCCAAAGTCCTGCGCGACCCTGGTAGATAAACATCTGTTTGATCTCAGCTTCTTTGTTGCGGATATCTTCTAGCGCAAAGAAGGCATCCATATCACCATCCTTTGCTTTCTTCTCAATCTGCTCTTTTGAATCCGCTAGCTTGGTTAGCTCACCACCCATCTGACCAACAGACTGGATGTTGCCACACATCTCTTTGATCGCGCCTATGGCTTCATTGGCTGCCTTGATTGCGCTAATTGCCAGGCCGATCTCCGCTAACATCTAGGTCACCTTCATCAGAATCGCAACAAGCATGGCTATGATGCTCCCTGCTGCAGCAATCATCACGCCTTCGATGCGCTTAATGCGGAGGATGGTTTCCTTCCAGCGTTCACCGCACACAGCTTCGTGCGCCTCCAGGCGTACCTCAATGCTATCGATGCGCTTATGCGCTGAAGACACTGTGCGTTTGTCCATTGTTAAACCTCATCAGGCCAATCGTTAATCGGTGCGTTTCCGGTAGGCATACCGTCAGCATCTACTGGCGCATTATACAGCGCCATGAACGCTGCGTGGTCAGCCGCGCCTGTGATCGCAGTCTCGATCGTGTTGCTCGCTGTACGCACTGCCGCACGATAGGTTGTGATATCAGCAGGGACAGTATATCCAGATACCTCTGCAGCCTTGATAACCATCCAATCAGTCGGAGCAAGCAAGCCGCTAGCAGTCACTTTCGTCTGTGCAATGGCATTGCTCTTGAGTCCTTTGGTGACGATCTGAACACCGTCTGCATCCAGTACAGGATTGCCGTCTTCGTCTACTGCGTTGACATCATCCAGTGCCTTTGGAACTCCTGCACTCCAGTAGAAGCGATTGTCGAACGGTACAGGCTGTAAGTCCTGATTCCACACCAGACCTTTAGCGGCCTTCTCATCGTCTGACCAACGATACCACTGAGCAGGATGCTGTACACCTTCAGCGTCAGTCCACGCCCTGCCTTGTTTGATGACTCTACCTAAG